CAGGAGATGCCGTTTTAAACGGTTTCACTCTCCCTGCCAACCCTGGAATCATCAGTGGTGGTTTTGGATTACCGGAGCAATTCGCTTCGTTAGCCAAGGCTTATACCGCCCCTGGTTCAACATCTAATGCATTTGATGTCTACAACGGAGCTACACTTCGCATAGTCGCTCAGACTCATGCCATCAGGTATACTGGCCCGGTTAACACGTGCTCAGGTGTGATTCGAGCTTGGGAGAATGAAAACACTTTGAATGAAGTAGGCTTATTGACCACTTACTCAGCAACAGCCACACAACCTACTACGGGAATTTCCGGTCAGGTTTTTGGAGCAGGCACACTTTGGACTAGAAGCGTCCCCATTGGTGCGACCATTTTGTCGTACGATGGAGCACCCGCTGCTACGACCATACCAGCAACCGCCATGAGCGGCAGACCTGAACAGGGCATGACATTGCGTCTTCCACATAAGACCAACAATTATAGGTATGTACCTGTCATGAATGTGCCCCCAATACTGGCTGCATCCGGAACTCTCGGTGGAAACACGGCTGCTGTCAATGCCTACCATCTGTTCTTTGAGACTACATCAAACCTTCCAAACATTTTCGCTTACGACAATGATTGGACAGGTATGAATGTTCTCTTGGACAATGTGAACGCCGACGCCAGTTTCTCCATCGAGAATTGCATCTGTGTAGAGATAGTTCCGTTGGCTGCTTCTCCCTTTTATCCATTGGGTGATACTCAAGCTGTGATGGATCCCTCGGCTATAAAACACGTTCAAAACGTTATTGCCACAGAGGGAGCTGCACAACTTGGTATTAATTAGCAACCACAGCAAGCCGAGCCGTCACATTTAGTTAGAAACCTAGCCATTGGCGCTGGTGCCGTTACAGGAGCAGTCGCCGTTGGTTTGGGAATGTTTTTAGTACCCGAATTGTTAGTTCCTGCAGCAACTGCAGCTTCTTTAGGAATCATCTAGTCGAACGTGTTTGTGACAAGGAAAAGTCGGTAAAACCCAATGACATAAGGAAACTTATTATAAATATTTATATAAACCGAAGGAAAACGGAAATAA